TGCATAAGAAGCACTACTCAACGTTCCCTGGAACGGATGAGAATTAAGGATCAGATTGTCAACTGTCCATTGACCACGCCAGCTAATCTGGCTCAAGAAAACTCAACCCCTTCTAATGATCAAGTCTTTTGTGATTGGTGCAGCCGCTACGGCAGTTGCATTGGCACCAGCGTCTGCCCTCGCTGGTCCTTACCTGAATCCTGAGTTCAACGGCACAACTGTTGGTGACAACTACCTTGGTGGTTCGCTAAACCTTGACGTTGGCTACGAAGGCGGCGAAGGCGCTTATTCGTATTTCATCCAGGGCGGTCCAGTTATTCTTATGCCTAATGGCGTGGATAGCGAAGTTGAGTTTGCCGGTAAATTTGGCGGCTCGGTTGCGGTTGCTGAAAGCGTTTCTGTTTACGGAGAACTCAGCGGCGTTTCTGGCGACGACTTCAGCTGGGGCTCAAAGCTTGGACTGAAGTACGGTTTCTGAGCTAGTCTTTAAAAGAGCAACTGCAACCTTCCCTGGTCTCACACAGCAGGGGAGGTTTTTTCTTTGCAATCTGATCATGCAAAAAGTTTTTAATCTGCTCGGCGCTGCAGCATTTCTGATGTCTGGAGCGATGGTTGTTGGATCGGCTGTGCTTTACACCCGCATTCCATCAATCACAAAGCACTACATGGGTGAGCTTCAAACTGAGCTGACCAAGCTCGTTACTGACATGGTTCCTGGTCAGATCGATGATGTAATGCCTGAATTGCCATCAGAAACAGGCTTACCAGTTCCAAGCAGCATCAAGTCACCATTCTGATTAAGTGCCTGAAATACCTGAGATTGGTGTGGGGCGTATTGGCGTTCCAGAAATACCAACCTGGAGAGGCATTCCGCCGCAAAGCATTCCGTCTGAGCCACCAGTCACGTTGATGCTGGGCTTTCCGCTTGCGGATATACCCGGCTGCGTTGAAAGCAGAAATACACAGCCCGGTAATCCAGACGCTTACAACACTGACCCGAAGGGCAACTTTACGATTTGCGATGGGTCGATGCCATCGTTTAACGCGATGGACATTACGCCTGGAACGTTGACGTATGAGTCAACCAAGCCGCCAGCAATCGACCCAACGGTTGAACCGCAGAGTAAAGAACAAAAGAAAAAACCGGCTGCCTCCCAGCAACCGGCTAAGTCCCCTTCACAGTCGGCGTCCAACCCGACCGGCATTCCAAATGTAGGCACAGAGTTGCCATGTCCGCCACCAGACGCAATACCTATCGGAGCTAAAAATAAGCTTCAAACTGCTGTTATTACTGGCTACGTGCGAATCGATGGAGAGTGCAAAACTCAGTTCAAGTCGTTGGACATACCAGCGATTCTCGGCAACCATCTTCCTGGTTCGCCTGTTGTGGTCACGACTGCAACGGTTGCGGTTGTCGCAACAACAGCGGCGATCTTAGCCAAACCATTAGGTGACATTCTGCTGAAGGTGATCAAGCCAGCCGTCAAGAAGACGATTAAAAAGATTAAAGAAAAGACAGGCAAAGCTACTCCTATTGAGTCGGCTTGGCAGCGTCGGAAGTCTCAGCGGTCTTTGAAGAAGTAGGAATTAAATGTGTGTGGGGCGGTAAGACGCCAGGCGGGTTTGTTAGGACGACATCAGCACAGATCTTGCTGTAAGGCGACTGGGGGTGAAACATCACGCCTTCTTTCATTAGCGTTCCGCAGTTACGCAACCTAGCTATTTCGTAATTGAGGCGTTTATCAGCAAGGCTGGCTTCCATAAGCTGCACTTGTTTTTCTGCTGCCTTGCGACAGGTGCGGATATGACTGCGATCCAACGGGATTGAGATCTGTGCAGTGATGCCGCCATTGACTGAGAAGTTAGTTTTTTGCCCTGTCCTGACTGGCTTTTGAAACAAGATGTTCCCTGGATTATCGGGCCTGCCGTCTGGGATTGGATTGCCTTCTGAGTCGAACGCACCAGTTATGTCGAGCGTGTCGTAAACCGGCTCGTTGTAATACTGTTCGTAGGGATCAGACCAGCCAGTGGTTGAACTAAGGAAAGGGTTGATGTGGAGCGTTGCGCCCTGGCAGCTAACGCCATTGATCACAGAGTTGAACGTTTTGCTGGGTACGACTTGAACAGCCTGGTTAGTGACTGAGCCACTACTGTTTGCGACTGGTGCGGCAGTGCTTGAAACCTGAGCGTTTACCGGACCAGCAAATAACAGCAGAGCCGCTAGGACACGCTTCATTGTGTAAAGGTGCTGGTGGTTTCTGTAAGTGATTCGATGTCAGTCTCCCTGTTAATCAACGTGTGATTTGTAAGTCCTGGACCTTGAAGAGTTTCAACAAAGCTAAAAGCACCTCCCTCGTTAACAATGCTCCAGGTTGGTCTTGATGCAGGATCAAGTCCAGTCCATTTGCTTGTAATACCGTTCAGGGTATTGGTGGTTGTAGTTAAGCTTTGTGGAGCAAGACCTTCAGAGGGTTTGATATTTGTGCCACTAGCTGTGTATTCATAACCCGTGCGATATTCATACGAGTTAATAATCTCAATAACCTTTGATGTTGTCTTTGTTGTACTGGAAAGTGTTCCTTGTTGAAAGTTAGGAACGATTGGTACGGCTGCTGCTGGGGCAGCCAAAAGCAACAACAGCAGTATTCTCACTTGATAGTTAGCTCCTGAATTACCTGTGCTACGGCTGAAGTGCCAGCTCCACCGGCAGTAATTGTCATTGCACTGTCTGTCGCCAGGGTGCCCGCCAGAGTGCCTGCGACCCCACCCGAAGTTGTCGTTGTATTTCCGAAGATAGGCAATGCAGGAACAACGCCTGCGGTAACAGTTGTTGAAAGTACGGTTGGAACGTCGTCACCTTCTATGTATGACTCTGAATACGAAAAGCTGTCACCAGCAGTAGTAATACTGTAAGCGCCAGGAGTGTACCCAAGAGCGGTGCCGGAAGTAAGTGTCCCCAACTCAGGAGCAGTACCCAAAGTGACGTTAGAGCCAGATACTGCAAATGAAGACGGCTGCCTAATGGCTTGGGAGGCTGCTCCATCAACAGTTAGTGAGATTGATGACTTAATAGCGTGCGTAATATCTGCCGAAGCAGGACTTACCGCAAAAAACGTTAGGCACGATACAAAGAGGAAACGTCTCATTTTGGCTTGGACGTAGGGGTTTCTTCCTTAATTGTAGGCTGCTCTTTCTTCTTTTTATTGTTGCCTACAGCCAGCCCGAAGGAAGCTGCCGTTCCAGAAAGAATTGATGCTGGGTAGGTTGGGTCAAGCGACTGCTTAAAAACGCCAAGGTAGTTAGCGGTCAGGATTGCCATTGCCCATGCAAGCAAGACAACCTTAATTACATCGCCTAGGCGTGAGTTGTCGTTTTCTTGCTCTTGCTTTGCCTGTTCTTCTGCCATGATGAATTAACGCTATAGGTCGAATGGTGGTTGAAATCTGGGCTGCTGTTGCTGGTGCGTCAATAGGCGTGGCTGCTTCTGGTATCAAAGGTGCCAACCGTGAAACACAGCATGGAAGGGATTCGTTGGTGCGCCTCACGAGTGCTGTCGATAATTTAGCGTCAAGAATGGATGTACTCCACGCTGATCTGAGGGTCAGGGACCAGGAATTATTCGCTCGAATCTCAGACCTAGAGCAGAATGTTGCACGACTGGAAGGTCACGCTAATCGGACTTAGACTTCCGGCACACACAGTGTCGTCATGGTTTTACTCCTAAAGCCAATCCTGTTTAGCTTCATCAAGTCGAAAGCCGTAAAACAGTTGCTGTTGGATTGTCTGATCAAGATCAGCGAGCAGACAGACAACCAGTTGGACGATGTGGCTTGTAAGTATGTGAAAGATCTACTGTTCCCAGAGGACCGCGTTGAAAAGTAAATGTGGGTTTGGGTTGTAGTTGTGGGCTTACTGTCACTCCTTCCGTTTTTCCAGTTTTTCAAAAAAGGCGATCCTCATCAGCTTGCTGCTATTGCGGAGCTGGAACGTTCGATTGACCAAGACCTGTTAAGTGATGAAGCTGAATGGTTTGAGACGTGGAAAGCCAGTGGCATTCATCAGGAGGTTTACGGCGTTCCGTATTACAACCAGCTAGATAACATGACTGGTTACGGCTATCGGGAATGCTTTGACGCGGCAAGCAGCATGGTTGTGGCGTTCCACCATCGCGTTAAAAGCCAAGATGCTTATCGCCAGGTACGCCTAAAGTTCGGTGACACCACTGAAGTTCATGCTCAGATTTCTGCATTGAAATCACTGGGCCTGGATGCTGAGTTTCGTAGAGACTCAAGGGTTGAGGATATTGAGATTGAGATTGATGCTGGCAGGCCAGTCATGGTTGGTTGGTTGCATAAGGGTGACATCACTAAAGGCAAC